TATCAGCAGATTGTATGCGTGCGTTTTCGGTGGAACTGGCAGTGGGATAAAAGCCGATATAGGAAATACCGTCAGAACTCCTGCCTCGCAAACCAATAGCTTCACCATTAGCGTTTCCGGCTATTTCCAGAGGATGGCCAATTGCTGCTGTTGACGCCCCAACAATAATCCGTCCACTCGCATCAACAAACAATCGCCCCGTGCCACTAGTTGAGATGGCTACTTGGTCTGCACCGGGGCTATAGATGCCGGTGTTGGTGTCGCCGGTAAAGGTGATGCTTGGTGTGGCAGCACTACCACCGGCAGCGCTATGGACGCCAGTGGTTACAATCGTCTGGCTGCCAAAATCCGGGCTGATCTTCGTACCAGCAATGGCGGCTGATGCGTTTACATCTGCATTTAAGATCGTGCCATCCAGCAGCATCGTGCTGGTAACGGTGCCTGTGTCGCCTGTTGTTACGACCGTGCCAGTCGTATTGGGCAATGTGATGGTGCGATCTGCGGTCGGATCCACCACGGCCAGCGTGGTTTCAAACGCATCAGCAGTTGCGCCTTCAAATGTCAAGCTGCCGGTGGTGCCAATCTCAAGGTTGCCGGTGATCGTGCCACCAGACTTAGGTAGTGCAGCGGCAGCTAGGTCATATGTTGCCTTTACCGCAGTGCTACTAGCAATTGTTGTTGAGCTAGTGGTGCTAGTCGAATCTGACAGTTTGGACTGCAGGCCAGCAGGAGTAACCGCACGGTCAGTGTCGCTACCGGCCTGAGTTTCGGCGCTGGTGGAAAGTTCTAGTAAGCCTTGAACCGTGGTGCTGCCTACAGGAGTGGCATTTACCCATGCGCTACCATTCCAAATCTTTACGCCAGCTGGTGTAAGGCTGGTATCAAGCCACACCTCGCCAGCACTATTGCCGCTGCTGCCGCCTGTAGGTGGGCTGACATTGGGCGCAGTGGAGCCCACATGCACTGGGCCCACTTTGATGATCGACGCGCCGGTGCTGTCCTTGAAATATAGGCCAGGCGATGTGGTGTTTGTATTAAGCGCAATCTGGCCGTCGGCAATTGCGGTAGTGGGGCGCTTGTTTGCAGTGCCGCTGCGGATATGCTTATGCGTGGATGCCATTCCCTTAGCTCCGGTAGGACGGGATTACTTAACCAGTCTAATACTCGCCGTCGTCAAACACCACGTCATAGGTTTCAAATACATCCGTCAGCTCCCGCCATGCCGTGTAATAATGCGGCGGGCCTACCTTTACTAGTACGTCGCCAACTTGGCCGCCGACTGGTATCTTGTCGCCGTTGTAAACAAAATTAGTACGTACCATCGTCCACGGTGCCGACTGTCATGGCGCCAGTGCTGTTATCCACCAAAACCTCGGTGGACTCCAGCACCGCACCAATCTGGGAAGTGGTGGCAATCTGTGCGCGGCCCCACAGGAGGTTGAGGGCATCCCGCACGGTTGATACGCCGGGCATGTCTGGACCGAAATATGTGCCATCGCAAAGAATGTCGTAATCTCGGAATGTGCCCGAGGCGCCGGACACCACCGCGATCTTGGTCCAGTTGGCGCCGGTGCCTTGGCTTAGCACCCAGTCACCAATTGCCAAGGACACCGCAGGCGCTGGAGTCGTGCCAGTGCCAGCAGTGGTACAGATCAGATAGATGCCATTGTTTTGCGGGTTTGGTGCGGTAAGTGATTGGCCAACAGTTAGCCCGCCTTCAGTGCCGTATTGGTTAAGCGATACGACTAGGTTTGTTGTTGCGTTATATGTGCCGCCAAATCGTAGGTTTAGTTGCGTTGGGGTGCCGTAACCAACCAGCAGCCAGTAGCCATTTGGCGTTGGTGATACCGCCCCGACCCAGATGTAGGCGGAACGGTCGGATGGGTTGATCCACCATTGGCCTGCAAATTCAGGAGTTGGGGCAGCCTCAGAAACCTGCGCAATGCCGTAGTCACTGAGTTGGCTGGCGCCAACGCTATTGGCGGCTAGAAATGCACCAGAAAATTGACCGGTAGTGATCTTGCTGGCATCTAGGTTTGGTATGTCGCCAGCAATAAGCGCAGTGCCATTGCTTACGTGGCCTTGGCTGTCAATAGTGACCTTGGTATAAGTGCCTGCTGTGGTTGAATTGACGTGATTTAACGCCCCAGCACCAGTTACAGACAGGCCAGTGCCTGGTTTTACTGCGCCATTGGCGCCTGATGTTGCAATTGGTAGGTCGGTGCCAGCCAGTGCGCGGAATGTTGGTGCTGCGGCACTGCCGGTGGTCGGGCCCGCAAATACGGTTGCCGCTGTTTGCGTATCTAGGCCGGTGGTGATCGTGGCGAGGCCAGCGCTGGTTACAGCAGCAGAAAAACTAAGCGGCGTGGAATCAGCAAACGCAAAGGTCTGCACACCAGCCTGCTGCACCCACGATGCGCCAGTCCAGGTGTAGGCAAGGTTTGTGGTGGTGTTAACCCATTGCTGGCCGGTAAAATCACCTGATCCAGTTGGTGCGTTGCCTGAGACAACAGTGCTGGAGCTGGCTGCAAGCTTGGCGCCAGTTACTGCGCCTGCGCCAAGCTCAGCAGTTGTAATTGCGCCATCTGCAACTTTGGCAGTCGTGATTGCGTTATCGGCAATGGTTGCTGCAAATGAACCGGTGCCGCTGCCTGTTACCTCTCCGGTTAGTGCGATGGTTTGATCGCCGGTGTTGCTGCCGCTGCTGGTGCCTGAATGTGTGCCACTGAATGTGCCGCTTTGTGTGGCAAGCGTGCCGAGGCCTAGGGTGGTGCGGGCAGTTGCGGCATCAACATCGTCAATTAAACTGCGGCCAAAGCTAGTTAGGCTTGTGGTTTCATAGGTGTCGCTGGCAGTCGTGTAAACGGTTTGGTTTGCGCTAGTCGCCAGACCGGCAATTGATTGCAACCCAGCGTCGTATGCTTGAACGTTTGTGCCAATTGCAACGCCTAGATTTGTGCGGGCGGTACCAGCATCGCTAGCGCCTGTGCCTCCATCTGCAACGGCAAGGTCAGTAATACCACTGATTGAGCCTGCGGTGATAGTCGCATTACCAAGGCTTGACGTAGTGGATGTAAGAGAGCTAATGCCACTGATGGTGCCACCGGTAATGGCAACAGAACTTGCACCCTGAATGGCAATTGTGCCGAGGCCCAAGGTGGTGCGTTGGACGGATGCATCGGCATCATCCAGCAGTGCGCGGCCTGCTGCAGTGCAGGTGATTTCTTCTACAGCGCCAGCGCCAGCAGTGCTGCGACCCAGTAACTTATCGGTGGCGCTTACATTTTGGATTTTGGCGTAGGTAACTGCACTGGCGGCCAATTCAGCAGTATTTACGGCTGAGTCACCAATAGCGGCATTATCAACTGCACCGGCTTGGAATTTGCCGCTTGTGATCGTGCCATCAGCAATCTTGATTGCCGTGATGGCCGAGTTAGCAATGGCTGCTGTGCCGAGACCGGATGCGTCTACTTTGGCAGTGGTTACGGCATTGGCCGCAAGTTTGCCGGTTGTTACGGCTAGGTCTTCAATGCCTGCTGTGGGTGCGATTACCTGCTGGTAAACGCTGCCGTCATAAATCTTAAGGTATTTGGTGCTGCTGCTTACGTGGCCACGACCTTCAAAATTATCTGATGCTGGTTCGGTGGGACCGTAGTTAATGCTGCTGTCATTGGCCAGCTTGGCGGCAGTGATCGCATCGTCTGCCAGTGCAGTGGTGCCCAGCTTGGTGGCACTTGACTGATTGAGCTTTACTAGGTCAATGCTGGCGCTGTCGGCTAGAGCCGCCCCAGCCTCAAACAGATCTTTGGCGGTGACCTTTTTGGTTTCGCTGGCGCTTATGTCAACGATGGGCAGCACATCAGTGGCTGCTACGCTGGCCTCGCTGAGCTGGGTCAGCTGTGTAATTCTTTGGTCAGCCACCCTAGAAAACTCCGCAGTACAGCAAGGTTGCTTCCATTCTAATCCGTTACCTCCGTCATAAGAAAATCAAGGTTCTGCTGCAGGCGGATACGGTCGGTATCCTCCTTGAGCACATAGCCCGATGGTTCGCCTATCAAGAGCTTGATCTCGCCAGTGGTGACAAAATCAATTGCACAGGTTATTGCCTGATCTTGCCTAACCTCAATCCCTGCGCGGGTTACCATAGCGTTAAATTGGTAATAAATATCTTCGGTTTCTTTATATACATCTTGTTGTGTCAGCTGCAAGAAACAATCAAATTCGCTGCCAATATCCGTTCGAGTAATAAGTTGCAGCATGAGCAATGAATTTTCCGTTTGGCCGCTGTTTTCGGTGTTAAATAAACAGTCGATGGTGCCTGAACCGCTGATTAAACCGGCGGAATACATCCGTTTAAACTTATCTGACATCGTTGTGGCATCCACCGATTCGCGGTCAGTATTGAATCGATAGCCAGTAACATCACCTAGGACGCGCTCCACTGAGCCGTAGATAAAAATCTCAACTTGGATGCCCGCACCAGCAAAAGCCTCCAGTGGGTACTCTGCATTGCGGTTGTTATTTATGGCGGCGCTAAAAGTTTCAAATAGCCGGATGCCGCCAATTGCATTGATATTGCAGTAGGCAGTGACTGTGTTTTGCGTTGTGCCGCCACCATCTGGCCACGTGGATGTAGGCAAGAAATCAAGACCACGCGCATCGGTGGTGCTGATTACTAATTGATCGCCAGTCAGGATATTATCCGCTGAACCATCAAAGCCAAAGCGGTTTAGCGTTGTATTTACGTCTGCGGGCAGCACTGAACTTGTGAATGACCCAGGCGATTTGCGGCGGAGCTTAATCCGCCCATATTGACCTAGAAAAAAAGTCATGCGTCAATCAGTTCACGGAATGAACCATCAACAGTGAACTGGATCGCAACGGATGCCAATTCGCCGGTATTTACCGTCAGTGATGCATTAGTGATGTAAGCGTTGAATGCGATGTCGTCTTTGATGTCACCACCACTGCCTGCGGTATCGCCAACACGAAGAACAATGCCAACGCGGTCGGATTCCACAACGCCAGCAGTGCTGGTCTTCATTACCTTGCCGAGAAACTGATCGAATTGCGTGCCAGGTTCGGTGCTGGTAGTGCCTTCGCGGCGGTAATAAAGCACTGTTGCGCTGCCGGTTGAACTGACGGCACCTGGGGTGTACGACTTAACGGCGGTATCGATTGTGGTGGTTTCAAGCAGTTCTAGCGTGGTCTCCAGTGACCAATCCTTTAGCTTCAGCGCTTGTTCGCTGCTGGCTGGCGTTACGCCGCCAGTGCCAACGGAGGTTAAAAATAGCGCTCCAGCGCGTCCGGTGTAGTAAGCCATTGAATGAGCAAGGCGGTAGGCCTAGTCTACAGCGCCTGTAACAGTGAAGAGCGCATCACTAAAATCAGCAATCAGGCTATTGCCATTGGAATCGCACGGGTAGTTGGCGGCCCGTACCGTGATCTCGCCTTCCTCATCCATTTGCACTTCGGTGACGCGGAAGATCCGTCGTGATGTGACCTCCGTTCCAAGCACAAAAAGCCACCCATCATAGCTGGCAAGTGCTGCTGCAGCATTGGATTGGACTGAGGTTTCGATGCTCACCACGCCATTGCCGCTCTTGTATAGCAGGAATTTATAGGTTGCATCGGGCAGGCTATTGTCTAATGGAATATTAAGAACACCTGATGGGCCGACTATGCCTGTGCGTGTGCCGTTCCATGCATTTTGGCCAATGTCTAAATAGATAAATGCGCCGGGCGATATTGGGTCTTGTGTTGGGAACGTGCGGAACTCAACGGCTGTTTTAATGTGGTGCCTGGTATTGCATAGGAACTTGCCATACAGAACGGCTTGGGCGCGATCTGTTACAAATTGCGAAGTATAGAAAGTTTGGCGGATGGCGTCGGCTTCGGTAATGTCATTCCGTCGCACCTCGATTGTGCGGTTGATGGCAAATGTACCATTATTATCGGTATCCCTATAAACGATGGAAGCTATAATATCTTGCACATTAGAGCCGTAATCAATATATTCTTCTTTGTAACTGCCTTCAATTATATTGCCTTGGTTATAAAGTGCGGATACGTTGATTTGCCTGTCAATCGCACCAGTATTGGGGTTGTACGGTACTGCAGGCACCAGTGTTTCGCGTCCACCAATTCGCGCAAATTCCAACAGGCTAAACGTTGCAGCTTGTACCCAAAACTCGCGCCAGTTGCCAGGATCGGCAATCACGCCATCCATAAACAAATTATTAGCTTTGCAGAATTGCTTTGATCGTGCCAGCTGTTTAATGTCTATGCCGCTGGGGACTGCGTACTTGCCAATACCGTCATCTGCATCAAGAACTGAATCTAGGAATATATCTGGCGCATAAGATGTAGGGCCATCGGGAATGGCTGGGTAGAAATTAAATGATGGGTTATCCCAAGTAAGATCATTTTCATCAAGTGACCCAAGAATACGCAAACGCCTTACCCTACGACCACGGGTAACAAATGCTGTAAAGCTGCGAAGATCCTGCAGGTTACGGCCTGAAAATAGGTTAAGACCAACAAGACTAATATTGTTGTATAGGCGCGGGAAATCACTGAATGATTGGATTTGTTGTTCAGTTACACAAGTCAGCAAAAATTCAGGCCCATTGTCAAACGAAAACTGGAGCTGGTTGTCAGCATCCAGATTAAACAAATCCCATTCGGTCAAGCCGCTGGGATTCTCGTTCAATGGCGGAATGCCGTCGATGCTTTCCAGTCGTCGTCCTGTATATTGAATGGTTGCCGGACTGGTTAGATTTATGGTTACGGCATCACCTGAATTTTCAATATAGAAGAAATCAACCTTGCCAGCGGCATTACGCAATTCAGGATGCTTGGATACCTCTGATTGAGCATCCAACACTGCCTCTAACTTGAACTGCCAATACGCGGTATCAGCGGGTAGGGTTAAACCACTGTTAAATTTGATGTAGTTAAAATTTTCAATTTCCGATGGACGACTTACGGCCCACACGCCAGGCACATACTGGAAGGACTGGCCGGTTTGTTTATACTTAAGCAAAAATAAGGCAGTGCGGTTTTTTGAACCGTTATCGCTGACCGGATAGCCGCCGTAGTTATCGCGGCCATAGCGTTCCTGTCTGCCAGATATGCGCTTAGATACGCGGCTTTTAATGGCGAGGTCAACAACATGGCACGGCTGCACAGTTTGATAAGATGCAGTTTCAACACGCGCCAGTGCTTTGGTATAGTAATAAACTTCTGATCTGTAATTAGGAAGTCGTGCATTTTGCTGCACTAAAAAGCTATAAGCTGCTTTTTCAGTATCCGTAGCGTAACGTGTAAAATAATAACCGGAAGCTACTGGATACGGCACTCCGTCTTCACCGTATTGTTCACGGTATGCAGTCTTGTAAATACCAGGTCCAGAGTAGGAGATAAACTCTGCCGGGCCATCTGGGCCGTTTGGGTAAACATTGTAACCAGCTTGAATGTCCGCGCTTACATTAGTGCCGTTTATTATATTATCTGCTGTATAGGCCACTGGAACGTATTCGCCATAAGGACCGGCCTCACCTCCTGGTCCCACACCGGTGTATACAAAATTATAACCAACGCGCTCATCTTCACTTTGCAGCGCATTTACAATGTTGGTTGCATTTATGTATTCTGCGGTGCTTGTAATTGACCTGCGGTATTCTGCTGCCGCGTCTCCTAGCGAGACAGCTGTATAGCCAGCGCTAGGTGCATTGCCAGCTTCGATGCACTTGAGTTTTATTACCATGTCGCTTTCATCGGGCGATCCAGTATTGATTGATTGAACTCTAAACAGGGCAGATCCAAGTTTAAAGATGCCACTGTCGTCAAATGTGCTGGATAATGCGCGGCGAGTTTCTTGCGCTTGTGTTTCAACGTCACCTACATCAGGCTTGGTAGACGTAATGGTTACCGTCATTTCAAAGCCAACTGCTACGGCTTCGAGCGTTTTCCAGTTCCAGGTGGAAGTAATGCCTAATATTGCTGATTCTTTAGCCCCACTTGCATTGCGTTGGTATACCAGCGAATTTATTGGGACAACACCATAAAGGCCAAAGGAATTTTGTGATGCCGGTGAATACGCTTGACTAAAGCCATCAACGCGCACATTTTCTGCGGTCAGTTGCAGCCGGTATGGATTGCTATTTGCACTGCCATAGAATGTAGGATCTGATTCGGATTGCATGGATGTTTCATCCATCCACTTAAGAAATCCAGTTGCTTGCGGTGATACATATAGCCATTTGTTTTGGCTTACCAAGTCCTCGATGGTGGTTTGACCGAATGCCGACTTAGCCACGCTTACGCCTTCGATGCCACCAGCGCCTAGTGCCATCATCAGCTGCACAAACTGAGTGGAGCCAAAGCTACGTACTGCCGACCACACCAGTGACGTTCCGGCTCGAACACCGCCGTTAGGGTTTATGTTGATGTCAGTGTAGATAAGGTTTACTGGGTCGCCATATTTGGCAAGGTCTTGTTGGCCGTTAAAACCAAAGCGCGGCGAAAATCGTTGCTCACGGGTTTGCGCTTGGCCGCCGACGCCCTCGGCAACCGTAGGGCCAGCTTGGGTTGGCGCAAGGGCCACGCCACGTGGCTGCGTGATCTGTGGTTTTGGCGCTAGTGCTGTTGATACCGCAGTAAATATAAGACCGATAACCGTTAAAGCGATTGCTACAACCGGAACATTGCGAACATCAAAAACAGTACCTTCCTTTGGGTCGTTATATGCAAGTTGTAGCGCTAAAAACTCTAGATACTCTTCTTTGCTAACACCTAAGTGCTCAATCAGCGAATATTCATATGGCAGCAGTTTGCGCGTCATTTGTTCATCCAAAAATGATACCCGGTGCCAGCTGGCAAATGCGCCCGTACTACGTTTTGGTTGGGGCTGATGAATAGTGTGCTGCCGTCGCCTAGTGCACTGCCGAGTGCCGCACCAGCGCTGCCTTGTAGTAACGCCACGGCGCCTGGCATTGGTGCATTAAGTCTACGGCCATGCTGCAGTAACCATCGGGCGATCTTGCCACGTGGGAATGTCCGCTCCGTGTATGCGCTATAAACCCAGTCAAATCGGTCGGTGTAATCCGTAAGACCAAGCCTAGAGCGGACTTCACATACCAGCTGGAAGCAGTCGGTTTTGCCACTGCCATCTAGCGGCGCGTGCCCCCAGCCGTATGTGAGTCCGATTAGGTCGTTGGTGTTCATCGTAAATTCAGCTGGGAGTCCAGCGGCAATGGACCGACCAGTTCACGGGTTAGTGTACGGCTTGGAAAGTTTGATGACACGCTATCAATTGATGAACGAAACCGCAGTTCGATTGTGGTCTCGCTTAATGACGCGCCAATCCCAATGTAATACTCGGTCTGGCTGCTGGTTGTAAACGCATCATCAGCGGTCAACCACTGCGTGGTTAACGTCAGTGTGCTAAGGCGGTTGCCGTTGCCTTCGTTGAGCAGCCGCACTGCAAACTCGATATTTGGGAACAGGACTTGCAGAACGTTGTTTTCGCCGTTAAGTGATGCAACAGCACCTTCAGCGCGAAAGCCCGCAAAGTTGTACTGTAAATTGCCATAGTCTTTGGTTTGGTATGCGAAATAATTTTGGTATAGGTGCCTAGAACCTGTGGCTGTTAACAGGTTAAAAAACTGGCAGATGCGGATGTCTAGGGTCATAAGTCATCCGTTGATGGGTCACGGATCTCACCAATCAACGAAACCGTGATGCTTGATTTGCCAGTCCGCACGGACTGCACCTCCGGTGGGTTTGCATATTCCCAGCGCAAGGTGTCAGATGACCCGTTGGCCAGCACCAGCAGTGATATGTCTAAGCCAGCCATAGTGGTTGCAGTTACGTTAAAGCGGCGGTTGGCGGCGGTTTGTGCGCGGTAATGGCTGATAATCGCAGCGGCAGTGGCATCGTTTACATTCTGAAACTCTAGATCCAGCTTGGCTTGGCTTGGCCTATTGCCAAACGTGCGCTTTGTAACGATACCAGCCATTGACCGGTATGCCTTTTGTGGGTACGTGCCAGGCGTGAAACTGCGGCTGGTTGGGATGTAGGCGGGGAATGATGCCATCAACCAATACCAACGCGGCTACGGGTTTGTGGGGACTGCTGTAGTTTATCCAATGTCATCGACATGCCGCGCTTAGCTCCATCGGCAGAGGCTTGACGGCGGGTTTGCAGCATTGCCGCTTCGAGCTGCTCGCGGCTGACGTATTCCGTTCCAGCAATCTTGGTGGTTTCAAACGTCATATTAAGTACCGGACTGCCGCTGCCGTTACCGGATGGTGCGCCCATTGACTCGCGCAGGCTTGCAGTGGTATTGGCGGGCACGATAGTCCCACTGGAGCCGGGCACAAACAGCTCGGGGCCCCGCTCGCCGACCATGTATGGGGTGTTGCCGGTGACAGGGCCGCCAGCGGCTTTGCCGACAAGCGGAATGCCGCCAATGTTAACGCCGCCAAGCAAACTGCGAATGCCAAATGAAATCAGCATTTGGCCAATGTCTTTTAATACATTGGATAATACGTTTTGCAAACTTTGTGCTCCTGTTATGGCAGCACTAATTCCATTTACAAGGCCGGATTCTATTGCGCCACCAATGCCTTGCACAAGCCCTTTCATACGCTCTTTAGCTGCGTTTAATTTTTCTTGTTCAGCTGTTATTGCTTGAGATTTACGCAATTCTTCATCCAGCAACACTAATACCTGCGGCTGTTTTGCTATTAAAGCATCATATGCTAGCACAATATTTTCACGCGCTATTCTTTGCTCATCCGTAAGTCCCTTTTCCATAAGTGTAACTTGAACTTTTGCTTGTGCCGCCTGTAAATCTTGCGTAGTTAAATTCGAAGATTGCTGATTAAGGGCAAGTTGTGTTGCTAGTTCAGGCGTAATACCATTTTTTATTAAATCCAATGTTGCCATGTCTAATTCATTTTTTTGTATTGCACTATTTAGCCCCGATAGCGTTAACGCTTTCATTTGCTCTTGACTTGCCAGCAATTCCTTTGTTATATTTTTTTGTGCATTTAAAGCATCTATTTTTGTTTGTTCTTCATTGCTGCTAACTAGTCCAGCTGTCAATTTATCAAGTGTCGCAGTCGATGGCGCAGCAAATGGCTTAATGGTGTTAGCGGCGTCCACTTGCATTGCACGTGAGCCTATTGGTGCTTGTACTGCAGCGGCGGCTGGGCCAGCATTGGCGGCATTAGGCCTAACAAAATAACCACTTTTAAAATAATTTAGATCTGGATAATTGCCAGCCCTTAATCCTCTACTAGCTGATTGATGAAATACATTTTGCCCGCCAGTATAAACACCTACATGCGCTGTTTGGCCTGGCGTGCCAGCCGCAACAATATCCCCAGCTTTTATTTTGCTAAAGTCTGTCATCACAGTGCCAGCTTTGCGCACTGTATCAGCCCATGCAGTAACTCCAGGCAATGTAATTCCAAGAGACTTATAGAATGCTTTTACCGATTCTGAGCACATATCGGCAATGCCAGTAAATTTACTGGCTTCTTGTGACGCTTTTTGCAATTGTTGTGAAGTAAATCCCGCGCCAGTTGTATTTAATGCATTTGCTGCACCGCCACCAGCATTAGCCGCTTGAAGTATTTTTGCAGCGTCTTGAGCGCCTTTAACCATCAACTCACCAATAGACCTGCCAGCCTTAGTTATGATGTCGCTGGTTTGGCGTGCATAATTCTTTTGCATTTCGCCAATACTGCGCTCTGTTTCGCGTTTAAAGTCAGTTAAAGCACGTTCAAGTTGAATCTTCCGTTGAGTGCTATCAAATTCAAGCTGTCTTCTGCTTAGGGCGGCATCATCTACTATTTTCTGTCCATCGCGTATGGCTGTTAGCATTTTTAATTCTCCGCCAGAACTAGATGTTGCAATTATGTTTTCAGTTGCAGATGCATAATGGCTTAAATTTGTAGATTTTAATTGTGCTTGTTCAAGGCCAAATTCAGCCTTTACGCGTTGGTCTTGAAGACTGCGCTCCATATCCATGATGCGCCTTATTGTTGACTCACGAAAGTCAGCAATTTGCCGCTCATATTGAATACGATTATCGACTAATTGCTTTTCAGCGTCTTGATTAATTTTTGCAATTTTTTTATCTGTTTCTAGTTTTATATTTGCGGCTTCAGTTATTGCATTTTTTCTTGCCATTTCTTCAGCAGATTTAAGTAATCCAGCACGATCTACTGCTGGCGCTGATGCTTTTGACGCTTGGCCTGACGGAGCTAGCGCTTTCAAGATACCAATACCTCCGCCAGTTGCATATCCTAGCATTACTTTTAATCCTGGATTTTTATCTATATAATCCTGCAAATTTTTTAATTTAGATTTAACGCCAGCCGCCCAATTATCAACGGGGCCAAGAGGTATTTTTTGCTTACCCCAATACTGAAATTCATTGCTAACTTGACGAATTAATAACAATAAACCATCTATAGATTTTTTAATTTCATTAACGGCTTTTATTATTAAAGGCGCAACTGCAGTGCCAACAACAGTTTGTAACGACTCAAACGAGCCTTGCAATTGTGCAGTAGCTCGGTCAAGGTCAGTGCCGCCCTTAGTGGCGCCTTCATAAAACGATGCGCCTTTCTTTGTTAGCTCATCAATTGCTTTGATAACAATTGGATAAGTTACCTTACCTTGTTCTGCCAACCGCAGCACTTCTGCAGTGCTGACATTCATTACCTTTGATAACGCTTCAAAAATAGGAATGCCAGCCATGGCAAACTGTTTCAAGTCAACCGTATATGCCCTGCCGATGCTACTAATTTGGCCAAGGTTTACAGCAAACCGCTGTAACTTTTCATTGTCGCCAAGCGCCAAATCTCCCAGTAACTTGGTTGCGGTGCCAGCATCTTTTGCCCTTAACCCATATGCCGCAAGCGTTTTAGTGGCTTCAAGTAGGCCAGGCAGG